GTACCACCTTGAGCAATAGTCCACACTACACCACCACCTTGAGCAGCTTGGATGTAGTTACCTAAGTTACGAAACCAATCACGCCAAGGATGATTTTCACCAATTTGGTCTTGTGGTATTGGAGGTAGTTGAACAGCCATTATCGACCATCCTCTACTTCAGTAGCGTAACCACATCCTTGCAAGTCATCAAGACACTTCTGAACCTTCTCACCAATGTCCGTCCGATAAGCAATACTATTTGGAATCTCAATCTTCTTCTTAATCTTACCGTAGACAGAATCACGAGCTTTCTCTATAGAGTCACCTAAGCCTACAACAGTACATACATAGTCACCAGCAGTAACAAACATAGGTACATTTTCTTTAAGGTCTCCATCAATCATTGCAGGGCCTTTGCCCCACTGAACTTCACAAAGATGCACATCATTAATTGCGTCTTCCATTGTCAATCCCCATATAGGATAACCAGAGTTCTCTTTCTTAGTTAAACGACTATAAGGATAATCAGGAATAGTAACTACAACACCACAAGCAATCTTGTCTGATACTCTTAAAGTGTCTTTACCATCTATAAGGTCTAACATCCATTGAGCAGGGTCACCACGATGTAAAGACATTTGAATGTTAAATAAAGGCCAACCAGGACGAGTAGTAAACTCTAAAGGCCATGCTTTACCATTCTTGTCGACGATACAGTTAACGTCGATGTAGCCTGTGTAGCCAATACCATGAAGCATGTCTTCTAATGGCTTTAGCATCTCATTAGCTAACTTAGAGTATTTAGTGTAGCGAACAATAGTACCTTGTTCTCCAGTAGTGACACCTAGTTCACCATCCATTAGCTTCTTATGTTCCCAAGACTCACAGAAGTATTTAGAGAAACCACAAGCACCGAACCAACCACCGACACCAAACTCAATGCCTGGCCGAAACTCTTGAAGGATAAACTTACCTTTAAAGGACTTCTTTTTCTTCCAATAGCCAAGCATATAAGTCATATCAGCAGCAGACTTAGCTACATAGGATAAAGTCTTATCTCCATCACCAATAGGCTTAGACACAAAGCGTCTAGGGTTTTCTTTAACATAAGCGATAGCGTCGTCATAGTTGTCAAAGGTTTGACTAGGAATAGTTTCTACACCAGCTTTGTTAAGAATCTGTTCGCCATAGTCACGTTCTTGTTCCCAACGAGTACCTGCTAAGTTAGCACCGAAGATAGGGAAGCCTTGGTCACGATAACGCTCTAATCCATGAATGTAATAAATGTTATCTGTAACAAAGATTAAGTCAGCCCACTTCATGTGACTTTCCCAATCAGAAACTCGTTTGATTAGACCACCATCACCTACTTCTGCTCGTGAGCCATCTTTGTTGTGTCTAAGGAATAGCTTGACATCATGTCCTGCATCCATACTGCGTAGTCCAAAGGACAAACCACAACCACAACCTGATGGGTCTATAATTAGTATTTTCATTGGTTTTGATTATCTGTTGTTTGTCCCATTATAGCAGAACGAGCAGCTTGTGTTGGTAGTTTAACTTTTAATTGTTTATCCAAAATACGCTTCATTCTTTTACCAATAGCTTCAGGGTTTCCGCCTTTTTCAATATCGGCTACCTGTTGTCTTAAAATATTTAATTCTTCAGGTTTTAGAATATCAGTATCAACTAATAGTTTTTCAACACGATTAAACTCTGAAGGTATTTGTTTTGGTTCTAAATTAGCAAAATAAGTATTAAGTTCTTTTTGCAATAATTGTTTAGATTCTGGTATATCATTAATCATTTGACGAGCAAATTGCGTAGCTTCTGGTTTTCCATCAAAACGAGAAATTAATCTTGGAACATAGTCTTTAGCTTCAGCAATCTTCTCTTGTGTAAAAGCAGAGCGATAGTCTTTTTCTATTTTACCAAAACCTTGTTTGTCTGTCCATTCAGCAAAAGTATCTCTAAGGTCATTACGAACAGCATTACGTTGTTGTTGTGTTAAAGCAGTTTTACCCTCTGCTCCTGGTTTACCTGCCCAACTACGAATTTGATTATCAACAGTTTGACCATAACGTTGCTGAGAACCTACAGCACCTTGGTCTGATTTTAAAATAGTAAGAAGATGATTTTTATCTGCTTTACTAATTGTACCCTCAGCTACGTGCTCATCAAGCTTAGCAGATAATGCTTTAAATTGTTCACTTGAAGAGAAACGTTGAGAAGGATTTTTAACAGTAACGTTACCTACTTCTTGATACATTTCATTACGAAGAACTTCAGAAACCTTTTGAGGTTGTCCTGTTTTAGGGTCAATCTTAGCTTCTCTGCCTGGAATAGGTTCTAATTTTTCAGAATAACCTTGAGCACGTTTAGGAGCACCAAGAACACCAAAATCTTCCTTACCTGTAGATAAAGCAGTACTAGGAATTACAGATTCTTGCGTTGTAACCCCTGAAGGAGCAAAACCACGAGGCTCTCCAAATTTATGTTCTTGTTGTAAACGTGCTTGTGTTTCTGCGGCATTTTGTCCTAAGTCTTGTCCTGCTACATAACCAGAAGTTTTAGGTCCAAATTGCTTTTCTTGTCCTGCAGCTACTGTAGCAATTTTCTTAGCAGCAGTTTCAGGGCTTTCTAATCCACTTAATAAATATTTAAGTTTAGTTGGTGCTAAATTTTTCATTATAGCTGGTATAGACTTTGAAAAAGCCTCGGCAGGCGCACTAGCAGTTAAACCAGTAACAACTTGTAGTAATCTACCACCACCTAAAGCAGAAGTAGCTTGTTCTCCTATTTCTCCAAGAACACCGCCAACACCGCCAATCATTGCTCCTGTGGCTGCTCCAGGAACAGCACCTACACCGCCTGCTAAAGCACCTACACCGCCTCCAATAAGACCGCCAGCACCCATACCTGCAACACCTGCTTCACCTACACGTTTAAGACGTTCTGTGACAGGCATAGAAGCTTTAGGCCCTTCTCCAAATACAGCTTCAGTACCTTTGTCAATCATTCCTTTTTCAGAAGTTGTAGGGACTTCTTTTTTACCTAAATAAGTATCTTGAACATGTTGTTTAGCTTCTGCAGATAAACCACTATAAGCTGTATCATTTTTTGAATATTTATCAAAAACAACTTGTTTAGCTTCAGGAGACAGTGTTTCAAAAGCACTGCTTTTTACAGCTTCAGAAAGGTTAGCATAAGCCATTATTAAAACCCTGCTTTAGCAGCTTCGTCAGCAGCCGCAGTTGAAGTTTTTGCTGTGCTTGTAAGTTTAGAACCCATTTCAGATATAGTAGGATGACCTGTTGTTTTTAATGCTTTATCAATATCATCATTAGACCAAGTTATAATTTTATTTAAACCAGCAAGTGCCTCATCTAAGTTTTTAATTTCTCCTGCATTAGCTCCAGGATGTGCTTTAAAAGCTTTATTAAGAAGTGTAAGTTCTTGTTTAGCACGTGATAAGAAAGAAGCCATAATAAGAGGACTATCTCCTTCTTGGGCAATTTGTTGATGGTAATTATCCATAATAGCTTTGGTACTACTTTGAGCATAGCCACCACCTAATGCTTTAGCTATATTAGTTTCAAATCCTGCTACACGTTGCTGAAATACACGTTGTTCATCTGTGCTTAATTTACGTGCTGTAATTCCTGATAATGAACTTGTAAAACCTGTTCCTGATTTACCTGCTAATCCTGCTAAAGCTCCTAAGTTAGCACCTGAAGGAAGAGTAGCAATACTAGTTAAATCTCCTATTGTTTGTAGAGCCGATTCTTGAATACCCCAAGCAAGTCTTGAATTAGTTGCCCCTGCTTGGCCTGCTCCTTTACGGCTAATTGCTTTAGGAGAACCTGCTGTTGCTACAGAACCGTCAGGACCTGCCGTAGGCAAGACCATCTCTTCTGCTGCTTTTTTAGAAGCTTCAGAGGGAGCAGGAGCAGCTTTAGGTGTTTCTCTTTCAAAGTGCCAAGGCTCGCCTTTTACAGGATTAGTAAAACCTGCAGTTTCTAGTTTAGCACGATTCTCAGGAGTACGCCCTGTTTCAGGAACATCAATAGCATTTCCTTTTTCGTGTTTACTTGTACCTGGTTCAGCAGGACGAGGACCCTTCATACCGCCTTTATACCACTCAGCTACTTGGTCAGCCTGACCTTGAGTATCTCTAGTACCGCCACGAGGACTTACAGGAATACTGTTAGCTTTTGCCCAATCTTCAGCAGATTGTTCAGAAGCAGGTGTTGTAGACGGTTTTGCTGTAACAGCAGAAGGAACAAGGGCTGCTGTAGTAGGTTTACTAGTAATAGCAGCCATTTCTTTAGATAAAGCAACTTTACCTTCAGGAGTATCTGCAAAAAAACCTGTATCTACTTTAAGTTTTAATATATCCGCAGCTTCTTTTCTATCTGCTCTAAGATTATCATCCACTCTGTTTTGAATAGCAGATTGTTTATTTATAGCATCTAAAGCTAAAGATTGTGCTTTTAAGTCTTGGTCAATAGTTTGACCCATAGCACCAAGTTTAGCTTGTTTTTGTTGAAAAGGTAAATTAGATTTTAATACTGCATAGGCTTGCATTTTAGCTTCTTGAGGAAGACCTGCGGCTTCAACAGCAGAGTACAACCCTGCATCGTCTGTAGCACCTTTAAGATATTGTCCTGCTAATTCTAATCGGCCTTGTGTGTCTTTTAAGTCAGCAGCACGTTGGTCAGATACAAGTTTACCTGTCTCTGCAGCTTGTTTAGTAAACTCATGTGCCAAAGAAGCATTGCCTTGCATACCAGCCATCTTAGCTGCTTTTTGATAAACAGATATGTCTCCTTGTGGAGAACCTGTGTTAGCATCTTGTCCAGCATAAGCTTGTTGAAGAATATCTTTAGATTGAATATCAGAAGTAACAGCTTCAGTAGCTGCATAGCCTTCTTTAAATGCTTGAGCTGGGTTAAAATAGTCCATAATTATTCCTAGCTGTTATTGTTGTAAAGCCATATAAGAAGCTTGATCAGCAGCAGATACTGGGTTTAAAGCTCCTTGTGATATTTGAGAAGCTGTATAACCACCTAAGCCACTGTCATAAGCTGTATTAGTAGAAGAAGGGCTACTTCCTCCATATAAACTAGCAATACTACCTAATCCTGAAGTAATAGTACCTAATTGTTGGTTTTGTACATTTTGTTTAGAAGCAGCAATCTGTTGAGCAGCTACCTGACCCGAAGCAGGGTTTTGTGCAGCACCTGACATTTGCATCAAATTACCAACTAAAGTATTATAATAAGAACCAAAAGTGTTTTGTCCTTGTTGCTGAAGAGCATTCATTTCAGCACCAGACTGTAACTGACCAGTAGCCGCTGCACCACGTTGTGCTTGTTGCATACCTTGTTGAAGCTGTTGTTGATAACCAGGCTGAGACAAAGCAGCGGAAGGCTGATTCATTAACGTGTTTAATTGTTGAGCAGCTTGTGGACGATATTGAGCATAGGGATCAGTACTTGATGTAGCACCTCCACCCGTTAAACCACCTTTAAACAAATTAGTAGCAGCAGGTATAATGCCTAATGCTGTTCCAGCACCTTGTAACAACTTAGCTACAGTAATTCCTTGTTTAGCAGCTTGTGCTACTTGCATAGGAGTATAACCAGCAGAGGCAGCCGCAGCTTGATCAGCACTTGCTTGTGTAGAAGCAGAAGCAGCAGTACTATAATCAGTTACTGAAGCAGAGCCAGCACCATAAGTACCAGCAGGGGAAACTGTACCGCCTGTAGTGCCTGCAGCAACTCCACTAGTATCTGTAATAGGTAAACCAGCAGCGTCTACAGCAACACCACCTGTGGCATTTCCAGCGGCAGTAGCACCTGTAGCAACACCGCCAGCATCGACACCACCAGCAACTCCAGCACCTAAACCACTACTTACAAATCCTTCAGAAGCAGTACCAGCTACCGCTCCTAAATCAGCTATAGTCGCAGCCGCAGGAAGGCCTAATCCTTCGGCAG